AGGTCGGAGATATAACTCATCATACGAAAACGCCAAACGGTACTTTGATGGTGCTACTGGGGAAGTCAGAATTAGGAATAGTGCCACTTCTGACAACTGGGACACAACAGAATACAACAACCAAAATAGCCCGGGAACATTCTACGCAGTGACAGCAGTCACAGTCACAGAAATAGACCAAGCACTCACAGCAACAGCACAGGCAACAGCACTGATAGTAAAACAAGTGCAACGAGACATCGAAGCGGTAGCGACAGCATCAACCAGCTTCACACGATCAGTAGGCAAGGGACTGCAAGCGGTAGCACAGGCAACAGCGAGTATCATACGAAGCGTAGGCAAATCACTGAGCGTCACAGCACAAGCCAGCCCAACTCTGCAAGCAGGACTACTCTACGTCACAGAACTACTTGCCACAGCACAAGCAGTAACCTCAATCGCCTACACACAAGTAACGATTGTGGCTCTTACCGTGACAGCTCAAGCGAGTACTGCCATCACGCAGATATACAACCGAGGCGTGGCACTGGTAGCAACAGCTCAAGCAACAGCGAGCGTGGTAAAAAACTCCACACTCGCACGCACACTGACTGCGACAGCGTCCGCAACAGCATCGCTGGTACAGTCAGGATTGATAATCAGTAGAACTCTGGTGGTAACGGCATCGGCAACCGTCACCTATGCCGCACTTAAAACACTGTCAAAAGTGATGAGCGTGACAGCAGGAGCAGTGGTATCATTATTAAAAGACTTCGGTTACATCGATAAATACCCAGAAAACGATGCAACCTACGAAGATAAATATCCAGAATAATATATGTCAACATTAGCAGAATACAGAGCAGACCTAGAAGCACTACTCTCAACCGTAAACCTCACGGGCTTCTTCACAGACGCAATCAAAAACGAATTCATCAATCGTTCAGGGCGACGAGTCTACAACTTCCAGACATGGCCGTTCCTAAATCACGCACTGAAGACGCAGTCAGTAGCAAACGATGAATACTACGAACAGCCATCACGCTTCAAGAAAGGCAGTATCTATCGCATCACAGTAGGCGAGGGAACGTCAGAAGAAGAATACGACATGGTGTCACTAAACCTCTACAAGCAACTCAAAGAACAATCAAGTGACAGCAAGATATCGACAGTCATCGGTGGACAATACTTCATCAATCCAATCCTAACCGAGAACAACTTAGTGATAGGAGTCTACGGACAGCTCAAGTGGGTAGACCTCGTAGCAGACGGAGACAAAAGCATCAATCCAGAAGCGTTCGATGAGGCAATCATCAAGCACGCATTCGCCTCAGCACTCAAAAAGGAACGTCGCTTCTCAGAAGCAAACAGTGAGATAGACGAGGTAGAAAACGCACAGTCAGGTATCCTGCCACGACTCTACAACCAAGCGACCAAGGAGTCACCAAAGGGATACGTGGGGAACGTGCAATCAAGCAGGTGGTAACATAAATATATATGGCAGACTTACAAAGTTTCACAATCAACAACTTCAACGGAGGCATCTCCGACCTAAGCAATAAAGGAGTGCGTGGGGCTTTTAAGTTCGGCTACGGTATAAACCTACGCAACACCAGCTCGGCTCTATCCTGCAACCAGAAGCTAAAGAAAGACTCAGGGACAGTAGTAACTGATTTGATCGTATGCGGAGTATCGGCCAGCACAGGCGAGTGGTATGGCTTTGGAGACACAGGAAAAATCTACAAACGAAACGCAGGCGGAGCGTGGTCACTGGTATACACCGACCCAGACGGAGCAATCTTCGGAGCGAGCGAATACATCCACAACGATGGATCAGGCAACTACGTAAGTCATATCGTATGGGCAACACAGACGAAGCTAAAGAAGATAAAGACCAGTAGTGGCTTCGGCTCGCCAACTACAGTGACAACATTCCAGCGTGGCTACACAGGCGAATGGCATACCATGCTCGAAGCACTCGGAGTACTGTTCATCTGTGACGCAGACTACCTCGCACTCCTAGACTACGAGGCAGCAGTAAACAAAACAGCACTACAGTTCCCGGGCGGAATCTACAGCAAGGCACTCATCGATAACGCAGACATCATCATCATCGGAGCGACGCAAAAAGAACAGCAACGGCGTGGCTTCCTTTTCACGTGGAACAAACTAGCTGATTCGTGGATCACAAAAAAAGACCTGCAAGCACAGGGAGCAAACAGTCTAAACTTCCTCGAGGGAGGCGTAATGGTACAGACAGGCGAAGAACTTAAGTACTGGGACACAGCCAACCTCATCCCACTAAAACAATTGCCAGGAGGCGGTAACACTCTGCCCGGCGGACAGGCAGAGTACAAATCAGTCGGGCACTTCGGCGTTCAAGGCGGAACACTAAACGGTGTCTACGGCTACGGACGACGAGACAAAAACAGTCCGTTCGCACTAAACCTCGAGTACATTCCATCGCACGGTGACTTCACTACCACGACCAACAAGATTGGGTGTGTAAGCAATCACCAAGGACAGATGCTCGTATCGTGGTACGACGGCACAAACTATGGGGTCGACATAGTGGATGAAGACAACAAAGCAGTGGCTCTCTACCAGTCGCTAGAGATAGACGCAAACAGTCCGTTCGCAGACAAACGCTGGTCACAGATAAAGATAGTCACACGGCCACTTCCTGCAGGCACGAGCATTGCAGTGCGAGCCAAGACCATCAACGATGATGACTGGCAGACCTGTAAGACAGACTCACAAGCAACGCTGATGAACACTGCAGGACAGAAGAAAGCAATCTTCAACGTCGTAGGAGCAGGAGCAGGAGAGATTATAGAAGTGGAGCTCACACTAACACCAAACGGTAACGCTACACCAGAGGTAATCTCCATCAATAACTACTACAGCCAGCTCGGAATATACTAAACATATGGCAGACATCAAAGACTTAAATGTATCGCTCGAAGAACCAAAGGCAGAGCAAGATGTGCAACTGCCAGAGCTTCCACAGTGGGACAAAATATTCGGACGACCAACTTCACTAGAGGACTTGGACCCGACAGCAGAGGCTCTACTACAAAGTAACGAGGCGACCATTTTGTCATTGGGAGACGTAGCGTACCTAGACAGCATCACAACAACGTACATCACCGATGATGCAATCACGACACCAAAGATATTGGCAGGAGCAGTCTCAGCCAGCAAGATAAGCGTAGGTTCACTGTCAGCTATCAACGCCAACTTAGGGACAATCACTGCAGGCACAATAACAGGTGTGACAATCACAGGAGGTACAGTACGAACGTCATCAAGTGGAGCACGAGTACAAATGCTCAATAGCACTAACACACTACAAATCTTAGACTCAGGTGGAATAGTAAGAGCAGAAAGCTACTCAAACGGGTGGCAGTTTAACAACACAGTAGGTAGTGCGTCAGGGAGAGTCTTCATTGAAAGCACATTCCAAAACCTACAGATTCAAGCTGTCAGTGCAGACCTGTTCCTTACCGCAGTCAGTGAAATAACATTCGCACCAAACAACGGAGGTATAAAAGCCTACTTTGATACCACGGGACTCGTGATGAATGACGACATCAATCTAGGGAATAATGAAATCACCGATGCAAGTGCAATCGAACTGGGCGGAGTACGAAGAACATCGTGGCCATCAGCAGGCACAACCACACTAAGTGGATTAAGTATCGATATAAGTAAAAATTGGAGTGGCTATAACATTACTAATCTCGGAAGCCTTAGTGCCAGTATCATCCAGTTATCAGGAGGGGGATACGTAGACAATGCACGAGCATTCTACTTTGAAACAGGACGTACAACCAACCCAAGCGTCAGTGGCGAGATAAGATACTACGACGGAGCATCAAAGAGCTTCCGAGGATACGTGAACGGCTTCCGAGGGTCATTTGATTTAACTGCAGTATAAATATGGAAGAAAAAATCAGAGTAATAAAAGAGAAAGCAGTAGAAACCATCGACGCAGATGCGATGGCTCTTGCTGATACCAAACTCTCAAAGACAAAAAGAAAGCAAGCATACAAAAACATAATGGACAGGATGCTCAACCCAGTACCAGAAGCGGACTTTAATCCAGAGACATTCGATGCAATGGATGACGACCCAGAGTACGAGATAAAGAAACGAGATCGTACTGAGCCACCAAAGCGACTCCCAACCAAAGGACTAAAGCCAAAACAGATACTCGAGGGACAGATGGTGGGGATGTTTGAAAGCAAGCAAGACCTCTACCTGCTCATTGCTTGGCTATCAGAGAGAGTGACCGACCTCGAAGAGCAGTTAAAAACCACAGAGAATTTATAAACAATAGTGGTACAATAATCGTATGACAAAGCCAGCCAAAGAGTTAACAATCGAAGAGCGAATCGATGCAGACATCGAGACCGTTGAACAACAGTATCTGGAAAACAATAAAGAGATTGAAAAACTCCAGAACCTGCTCAACCAAAGACTCCAGAAAGGGGTCGAACTCAAGGGCGAATTCAGAGCACTCAAGCGACTGAAAGAGAAAACATTACCAGCAGAGGATAAAAAAGAATAAATACTATGGCAACGTATACAGTCAAGCAGGGTGATACACTGGGTGCAATCGCAAAGCGAATGGGCACTTCGGTGGATAACCTGACAGGCTTCCGTTCGGGTGACGCAAACCTCATCTTCCCGGGAGAGACTATCTCAGTGAAGAACTCGCCAAACAGCGAGGCACTAGATAGGTCAAACAACATTCGCAGTGAGCTCGGCGGTAACGTTGCTCCTGCCTCTACACTATCCGACACTCCAAAGACGGGTGGCTTTGATTTTACCAGTCTGCAAACACAGCTCGCAGATACACAAAAAAAGAAAGAAGATGCATTCAAAAAGCTGGAGGGATTCCGCAGTAGCCGATATGATGAGCTAACCAAAGACCGAGAGCTCGACGGTACTCGAAGTGAAGTGTCACGTCTAGACGATTTAATTACTCAAAAGAAAAACGAACGTGATGCATCAATAGCGACTATCAGAAAAAACCCAGGAGCCAGTGCCGCCACTTTGACTGGCGAGGTAGCGGTAGCAACCGACAAACTGAACGCTGATATAAACAACCTCATCGGCCAGCGAAACGCAAAGGCAGGCGACTACAACACAGCACTCTCAGAGATAGATGCGATTGTAGGACGTGAAGCAGGCGACCTCGAGAACGAGCTCGGCTTCTATGAGGGTAGCGAGAAAGAAGTAAACGCACTCATCCAGTCATACCAGACAGCGATAATGGATCAGCTACGACGAGAAGAAGACCGTGGCTTCAAACTAGAAGATGACATGCGTGGCTTCGAACAAGCACTTCAACTAGCACGACTAAAAGAGTCAACCAGTGGAGGCGGTACAAACTACACTATCCTGACAGACCAATTCGGACGGCCAACAGTAGCGATTGACCGAAGCAATCCGACCAATCAGGTAAACCTATCAGGCGTAAACGGCTCGGCACCGACAGCTGGCAACAGCAATCCAGCACTCATGCAAGCTCAGGCACAAGCAAAAGCCAAGAGCAACGAGCCTGGCATTATTGGTAAATCATGGAACTGGCTCACAGGGCTATTCCAGTAACATAAAAACGTATGGCATCCCTACTCGACTTACTTAAAAAAGGAGGGAACGCAATCAAGGACGCATTCGTCTACACCGACGAAGAGCGACAGCAAGGTAAAGCACCGAACCTCCTTGAGAAGATTCCCATGAGAGCATCAGACACTCGAGATAACATCGAGAGCTTCTTCGCTCCGTCTCCAGACAAAGTACGAGTACGAGATGTGGCACGAGAGCTACCAAGCAACGCAGGAGAAATGCTCAAAGACATACTGCAGGGAACCGCACGTTCCTTTGACTTCGTCGGGAGAAAGCTCACACCATGGGAAGAGAACATCGGTCAGAAAACTGGCTTCAATAAAAAGATAGATGACATCCTATTCGGTGGGGCAGACAAACGTTCAAACTCGCTAACGGACGTGGGAGAAACAGAGCTCGGACTAGACCGAGAAAAGCATCCAATCCTCACACCACTAGCAGGGCTCGGTATCATCGGGCTCGACTTCGTGCCAGGAGGACAAGGTAAGAGCAAAGGCATCAAGCAATTCATCAGCTCGCTCACAGATGACGTAGCGGAAACTCTAGCAAAGAGCTCAGACCGTGACCTGATTGAGAGCACAGTACGACAGTCAGCAGCAGCACTCACAGACAATGAGGTGGTTAAACTGGTGGATGACTTGCTACCAACTAAGAGCGTGAATGATGTGAAGAGTGTAGTAACGGGAGTGCCAGTTAAAGATGCAGGTAAAAGTCCAATTACTCAATTTATTGAGACAGGAGAGCCAATAAAAAACAGTGATGAAATTGTCGTATGGCACAACATAGGTAAAAATCCGACACAAGAAAAAGGAACATTCACTTCAGTACGACCAAGTCTTAGTACCTTGGGTGGCGATACAACTGAAAGAATAGTTATACGGCCAAACAAAACAAAAACTACAACCAACTCGGCAGACTTATACCAAGAGCTATTTCCTAATGCACCAAAAAGAGATGTGGAAGTATTCGACTTTGATAACATAGACACAGCAATCTCTCGAGAACTAAGGAAACAAGGATACGACTCAGTGCGATACACAAACCCACTTGGAGCCGGAGTTCCAGAGTACGTGATACTAGACAACAAAATAATCACAGGGCGAAAAGGAGTAGGTACCCGAAGTGATGCAATAAATGCGTATCAAAAAGAGCTAGAAAATCTAGTAGGTAAAAAAGGTGCAGACAGTGCTGTCGATGACTCAATAGAGATGACTACATCACTCAAGTCAGCCAAGCAACAAGAGATAGACCAAGCAATGCTCGAGCGAGACTTCATAGAAGAGTCAGTACAAAGCAATCCAGCACGAGAGCTAATTCGATACATGGGCAAGGGAGACAATTCGCTGGCCGAGATGCAATACCGTGGAGAGTCACAAGGACTCAAGGGAGCAGGACTAGATGACAAAGTAACTGAGCTAGGATTCAGGGACATGGACGAGGCACAGCAAGCACTCGAGCAATACAGTAGAGACAAGGAGCGACTCGAAAACGCAAAGCAAGCAGTGCGAGATTTGAAACTGGAATACAGTACATTACTCAAAGACGAGAGTGGCATCAAGATGGCGAAAGAAACCATTGTGGATGGCGTACCAGAGGGATATCAAAAGCCAGTAGCAAAAGCACTAGACGGAGCAGAGGCAGAGACAAAGAAACTGTCACCACGACGACTGGCCGACGCAAAGAAGTACGGAATCAGCGAGGACGTAATGGGACGTATGCTTCATGCTAAAGCAGGTGGACGCATGACTCACGAAGAAGCGAGCGAGCTATCAAGCTCAATCAATGCTCCGATGAAAGACTTGCTCACAAAACCAGCAAACACATTCCAACTCAGTCGACCAAAGATAGAAGCCTACAGTCAGGAACTGCAGGGCTACTTCGAGAACGTAGTAAAGAAACTCAAAGCACATTCAGGTGCATTCCCAGACGATAGAGACCTCGTACAGCAATACCAAGAAGCGTCACGTACCTACATGAAAGCTCGAACCACACTCGAGGCGGTTATCAGTGAAGCTGGACGTGTGGTAGAGGGAGCAAAGGTCATCGGCAGGTACTCACGTCTGCCCGGAATGGATGGAAAGATTAAAAAAGTGCGAGAGCAGATCGTGAAGTTCGCAGAACGTAATCCAAAGCACGCAGACCTGCCAACAGAGTTCGATATGGCACTCGAGACAGTAGACCTCAACAACACCACACAGACACTCGACTTCCTCACACAATGGAACCGAGCGTCATTCCTGCAGAAACTGTCAGAGTTCCAGAAAGCGTCGTTACTCTCAGCACTCTCGACTCACGCAGTAAACGCACTCGGTAACGCCATCCAACAAGTAATAGACATTCCAGTACGAGCACTAGCAGGAGGATTGGATGCAGGCAAGTCAGCAATCACAGGAAGTGAACGAACAGTCTACGCAGGCGAATCCCTAGCACAAGTACGGGGAGCATTTAGAAGTGCACCAGCTTCAATAGAACGAGCCATCAAAGCACTCGGCAATGAACACTACGCACAGGAGCTACGACGAACAGAGATAGAAGCAGGAACAGTAGTGCCAGCAATCAGAGGACGCTTCGGAAAGGTGGTACGTCTACCATTCCGACTCCTACAGATGGCCGACCTCGGCTTCCGTACTGTAAAGCAAGGAGCAGAGAGTGAAGCACTAGCAACACGTATAGCTAAGATGGAGGGACTAAAAGGAAAAGCATACAAGGAGCGAGTAAATGAACTCAAAGACAACCTGCCACAAGACATGCTCGACCTCGTAGACGAGCGAGTAGAACGCTCACTCATGCTCGAAGACCTCGACGGTATGCTAAAGAGCGTCGAAGACCTCAAGAACAAGTATCCAATAATGCAGTTCGTCATTCCGTTTTATCGAACATTGGTAAACCTCTCAAGAGAAGCGTATCGAATGACACCAATAGGAGGCATCGGACGTACAGTAGGACGCATCACACCAGGTCAAACTGGACGTAACATCGAGCGAGCATTCCAAAACAAGTGGACGCAAAACGAGAACACTAAAATGGAAGAGCTCTCACGACAGATAATCGGAACCAGCATCATGGCGTGGGTAGTAACCAACATGCTCAATGGAGACGTAGAGATAACTGGACCCGCACCATCAAACGCAGGAGACCGAGAAGTCTTCTACGGACAAGGCAAACTGCCACACTCAATCCGCTACGGAGATACGTGGGTGGAGTTTCAACGTGTCCAGCCGATAGGGCAACTCCTGCAAGTAGGAGCGTCAATCAGTGAGGCAATAGAAGCGTATCGAAACACAGGACAGCTAACCAGTGCAGACGTAGAAAAAGAAGTGGCAAACTCAATCGGCGACATCGGCTCAATGGTATTCACACAGTCGCCATTCACAGGAGTGTCTGACCTCTTCTCACTACTAAAGGGAGGCGAATACAAAGAGGGATACTTCCAAGCAGGAAACCGATACATCGGACAGATGGCAGGAACATTCATTCCAAACATTCTCCGAAGACTAACGGTAGCTCAAGACCCAATAGTCTACGAGAAGCGAGACATCGAGTCACAGCTCAAGAGTAGAATACCCGGATTGGCTCAAACACTAACACCTCGCAGGGACGTATTCGGCGAGACCGTGCGACAAGGCGGAACATTCGAATCACGCTTCGCATCACCAATCCGCACCAGCGAGTCGATAGAAAACAAACTATACGATGAGATGGCAGACATTGAATTCTCACCGACGGTAGCCAACCGAGAAGCATTCAATGAAGAGCTCTCAGTAAAAGAGTACGACATGCTCAAGCGATTCTATGGACCCCGATTCCGAGACGAGATGTGGTCAATAGTAAATGATGAAGCGTACAAAACACTGACACCAGAGCAGAAGCGAGATGCACTCTCAAAAGTCTCAAGAAAGGTAATGGACATGGCACGACAGACACTCTTCCCAGTCTATATGGAGAAAGACCAACTCCGAAAACAATGGCAGGCAGAGGGCTACAAACCAATGGTCATCGAGGATGCACTAAAATTACAATTCCCTTACGATAAAGAGACACTCGAGATATACGCAGAGACACTACTTGACCAAAGTATTCAACAAGGAGAAGCAAGACAAACCATAGAAGAATTATTAAAATGAAAGACGAGATGAACAGCATTACAGAGACACCGATACTAATCAAACACCTCACTTACTTCTTTGCATTTATCATTGGGACGGTAGGTCTAGACAGCCAAGCATTCGCAATCTTTGGTGTCTTGATCGTGGTAGATACACTCACAGGAGTAATCAGGTCGATACGAATCAGAGGCGGAGAGAGCTTCACCAGTCTACAACTAACAGGCGGAGTAGTCTCAAAAGGACTCATCATATCAGTACCACTACTTATAGCATGGGCAGGAGCAGGAGCAGGATTAGATCTCACACTCGTGGCAAAGGGTGTGCTGTCCGTGCTTATCTTAGCGGAGCTATACTCAATTCTCGGCAACATCCATGCCATTCACGTAAAACGTGACGTGAAAGAGTTCGATGCAGTAGCGTGGATACTAGGAAAAACTCGAGAACAGATAGAGAGTTATTTAAAAACAGCAGGTGGCGATAAGACCGAAGACGGTCAAAAAGATATAAAAAAATGAAACTAACATACAATCCAACACCAAATGCCTACGAGCTAGATGGAGTACCACTAGCGATAATCCTCCACACTACACTCGGTAGCATCGAGGGAGCAGTAAACTGGCTCACAACCACACCAGAAGAACGCAAACGACAAACAGGAACCGCATCATACAGCTCGGCTCATGCAGTCATCGGACGCTATGGAGAGATAGTAGAACTCGCAGGTGTGGACAAAGGCACATGGCACGCAGGAGTAATCAGTAATCCAAGCGAACGAGCCAAAGCAATCATTCCAAAAAACCTCATCGGACAGATGAAGAATCCAAACAAGCACACGATAGGACTAGAGTTCGCATCAGGTTACGATATAGACAAAGACGGCGTACTCGAAAGCTGGGAAAAACTCTACACCAAGCAACAAATCAAAGCAGGAGTAGAGTACGTGCTAATGCGACTAGAACCAGAGATACGTGCCAAGTACGGAGTGGAAGTAATATTCGACGCAAACAACATCATCACGCACAGAGACGTGACCTCATACAAACCAGACCTCGAGATACAACGAGCAATGTTCCTCGCTGAATTGGCGAAACAGCGAGCAGAGATGATTCAAGTGGTAGAGCCAGAAGCAAAACAAGTAGTGCTCAAGGTAGGGCAAAAGGTTACAATAGAAGAGGTGGGAGATGGGTTTATTAAACTAAAAATATAATCATGTTCGAAACATTAATATTCGTCGGAGTAGTACTGCTGACACAAGTAGTGAAAGGGTACGTCTATCCAAAGTGGGGCAACACAGGAGTGCACGTCCTGACGTTCGCAATCTCACTAGTGGGTCTAGGCATCTACCAATACGCAGTAGCAAATCCATCCTTCATGGAACTGCTAGTAGACGCACTACAATTCCTCGCAGGAGCAATCGCACTCTACGAAGTCATCCTCAAGAAGATAGGATTCAACAGTGCACCAGAAATCGCACGAGACTTACGCTAAAACGTGTTACCATATGGACACCATGTTCGTGTTGGACATGGCCGAATGGC